GTCACCATCGATTGCTGTCCCGACCGATCAGGTATCCCAGTTACTGTGACAGTCGGTGACGCGATGACAACCCTGCACCAAGCCACAGCTGAAGCCAGCAACGAGTTCTTCCAATCAGATGATGTTGATCTGATGCTGGCCGATGACATCTCACGTTTCTACGCTGACCCGCTTGGGTTCGTTCGCTATGCGTTCGATTGGGGTGAGGGTGACCTGAAAGGCTTCGATGGCCCTGATGAGTGGCAGATCGACATACTCACTGCTGTCGGCGATGCGGTCACTGAGCGGAAGTTCAACGGTGTCACCCCTGTCAGCCCGATTCGTGTTGCTGTGTCGTCAGGTCACGGCATAGGCAAAAGTGCCCTTTCTGCCTGGTTGATCATGTGGGTGATGAGCACCCGGCCAAACAGTAAAGGTGTGGTGACAGCCAACACGGGTGAGCAGCTGAAGACCAAGACGATGTCGGAGCTGGCGAAGTGGCACAAGCGCTGCATCACGGCTCACTGGTTCGAAGTCAACTCAATGTCGATTAGTCACAGGGCATACCCTCAAACGTGGCGTGTGGATGGTCTGACGTCGCGGGAAGAGGCGTCTGAGTCATTCGCTGGCCTGCATTGTGCTGACTCGACACCCTGGTACCTGTTCGATGAAGCATCAGCCATCCCTGAGAAGATATGGGAAGTGGCGTCAGGAGGATTGACGGATGGTGAGCCGATGCACTTTGCGTTCGGCAACCCAACCAGGAACAACGGCAGCTTCTTTGAATGCTTCCGCCGGCAGTCGCACCGTTGGATCACACGACAGGTCGACAGTCGCACCGCTAAGATGACCAACAAGGCATACATCAAAGAGATCACTGACGACTACGGTGAAGATAGTGACCGGGTTAGAGTGCGTGTGCTGGGTCAGTTCCCGAAAGGCGGTGACATGCAATTCATGCCGTCGGATGTGGTGTTCGCTGCACAGAAGCGTGGGTCAGGCATATACCTCGGTGATGATCCGCTGATCTGTGGTGTCGACATTGCACGCGGCGGTGACGACAACTGCATGATCAGCTTCAGGCGCGGCAAGGATGCCAAGAGTGAGAAGGTGTATCGCATCCCTGGTGAGAAGTCGCGTGACAGCATGAAGGTCGTGTCGCTGCTCACCATGATCCTTGATCGACACAAGCCCGATGTCACGTTCCTCGATGTCGGCAGTATGGGCGGTCCTATCGGTGACCGGCTGCGGCAGCTGGGGTATCACTGCATCGATGTCGGGTTCGGTCATAAGGCTGACGATGAACGGCTGTACTCCAACAAAACCGCTGAGATGGGCGCCAGATGTCGTGAGTGGATGATGGCCGGCGGGTCGATACCTGATGATCCGCAGCTTGAGACTGAGTTGACATCACGTGAGTTCGGTCACAACGACAAAGATCAACTGGTGCTTGAGCGCAAGAAATACATCAAGAAGCGACTCGGTGTGTCACCGGACTGGGCTGACTCACTGTACCTGACATTTGCTCAAGCGGTGCCGAAGCGTCACACCCCGCGTGGTCACCTCGACAGGTTGGTTGGTATGCGTGATCGTGACAACGGTGACTATAATCCGCTTGACGCGATGGATGATGACTTGTGATATGCTATCATCGAGTAATTACTGATCAAACGGGACTCTGATTGACCATGACTGATGCCAGCCTGATCACACCCTCTCTTGTTCGCTCCTCGTTTCGTGGATCTTCACTCAAACCTCTCGTCGGGTTACTCCGTCGCTTGTTCTTCACCGCTGATGGTACGACGACGGAAGGGGCGTTTCCCGAAGTCACGCTAAAGGGTGACTTTAAGATTAAGTTTAAGGCTATTGCCAGTAGCACAGCGGCTTTTCGTGTTCTCCTTGTACAGGCTGTAGCTGGTTCAGCGAGTCACCTCATAGGGTTTAATGCTTCTGGCGATCTGGTTCTTCGCATTGGTTCCACCGCCGATACGGGTTTCGGTAGCGTGACACAAAACAAATTGTTGTCATTCGAGATCGTTCGATCTGGGTATGACGTTACTGCTCATATCGACGGCGTACAGCAAGGAACTACGAAGCAACTTCCAGGAGATTTCATCCTTGATCAAGTCGGCCAAAACAACGGAGGCAGCTACTTCGACAACGTAATCTCCGACCTAGAGATCATCGACCTCGATCAGCCTGATACAAGGGATGTGCTGACGCTGGATGGGACTACCAGCTTTGGGGGTACTACTGCGTTCAATCCTACTAGTGGTAGCGACCTAGTGTTTGAGTTCGAGACGGATGCTGCTGACACAGGCGCAACGCAGGGCCTGTATGATTCCAGGACAGGGGGCACGAACGGCGGACTGATTACCTATAGATCTGATGGGGTAATAGTAGCCCAGGGCTTAGGTGGGTGCACATGGTCTGCTGTCGCTATAGAAGTGGATGGTATTGTATCAACGACCGCCCCAACAGACGGTGAGATGCATACTGTTAAGGTGGGACTTACACAAACGGGTGCCTCCGCTAACCCTGTATTTATTGGCAGTAAGCATGATGGTACAGATCATCTCTCCGGTGCACTACTAGACGTTAAGCTCCACGACCTAACCACTCCCTCTAATAGCAGACGCTACCGGATGGATGTGGAGAGTAACACCACCATCGTCAATGACTATGACGCAGGCACTGACGACCTCACCCTGAACAACGTAGTCTCCTCCGACTGGGAAACTATGACGCGGGACAGAGACACGGGGAGCTGGGTTGGGCCAGTGACCACCATTGCAGACTCCAACTACACCATCCCCGTTAACATCCTATGGCGGCTGGACAGCGGCAGCACTGTCAGCGAAGCTAGTGCAAGAGGCGGGGGAGAGGTGCTGACATTCTCTTTCGTAGTAGCAGGAGACTGGGAGCAGTTCACGCTGGTTGGGGCGGATTGGTTGGCCGGTGGGCTTGTAGTCAATGGTGGGTTTGATGCTGATACAGGCTGGACTAAGGGAGCAGGGTGGACGATTGCAGCAGGTGTTGCTAGCAGCGACGGTACTCAGGTTGCAGACTCAGACCTATCACAGGCGCTGACTATCCCAGGCCTAACTTACAGACACCAATATACCGCCGACCCTGTAACTGCTGGCAACATAAAAGCGATCGCTGGAAGCGCAGAAGGGACAGATCGTGCAGTTGCTGGTACCTACATCGAAACGATACTATCAGCAGGCACTACAACAGGTGTGAGGGCCGATCTTAACTTTATTGGTAGCGTGGACAACGTATCCGTCAAACGAATCTTAGAGAGCAACTAACATGTCAGACATTGATTACACAATTGCACACAAAGACAACGTACCTGAGTACCTAGCAGAACGGTGGGACAATCCCGGCACACTGGGTGAGAGCCACCTAGTATATCGAGGCCATTGCGCAGAGTCTGTGTGCGCCTACAGGGATGATGGTTTCGTGCTCGATGCGGAAGCTACGCCGGAAGAGCAGAAGGCAGCGCAGGAGGATGATGACGCCATTGTGCTGATGGAAGTACTGACGCTGATGTCTGGGGCGGTGCATGAGCCTATCGTCCTCTGCAAGAGCCACATCAACGCAGTGCAGAGGCATTATGCGCCGGTCGAGGTTATCTGAAGTGATCCGGGTGCTGAGCTGCATTCTGCTTGCAGCAGTGCTGCTCAGCGGCTGTTCGATCACAGCCCCCGGGCCTGATCATCTGCCCGATAAGACGAGGCATTTAATCGCTACCCACATCTATGATGATCTTGACGAGCTGAACGCAACGAGGCGAGAAGGTGACTCGGATGCAGCATCGGTGTGGGGATTCCAAAGAGGGAACGCGATACACTATATGAACAATGACTGGTGTACGTTTATCCATGAGGTAAAGCACATCTACTACGGTGCATGGCACCCTGGTAAATCGCACAAAAAGAAGCTTGATGAGAAATGCAATATCGTATTTGAGCAATAGGTTATAATGCACAACCGAGATGGTGTAACATAAACACAAATCAAAGAGGTCATTGACATGCCTGAATTTCTTAACGGTGATGCTGAGATCATACAGCCGGGCGTCTACCAGCTGGTTTATAACTCGGATCTCGGCACCGGCACCGGCGCTCTCACGATCCAGAAAGACCCTGGTGCCACCCCGCAGCCGATGACTGATGGCACATTCACTGTGAATGAAGACCGTCTGGCGTACCTCGGTGGGGGCCGCTATGGGTTCACTCTCACGGGCGATGCTCGTATCTGGATCGACCGAATCACATAAGAGGATATTGCCATGTGCACTGGCGCACCTTCAGCTCCACCACCCCCAGCACGCGCACCCGAGGCACCACGACTGCCTGATGCAGGTGCACCAAGAGCAGGTGACACGGAAGCTCGTCGTCGTCGAGCCGCTGCAGGTACCAGCTCCACCAGCACCATATTGACTGGTGCACGTGGTGTGCAGGACGGTGCTGCGACTGCAACTAAAACTCTGCTCGGGCAATAACCGATGTCGACTGTTCGCGCCAATCTCGATGTGACTCAGTATGTGAGGATCACCAGCGACCCTGCAGTACCCGCGTCAGTGCTGATGCAGTCGCATCGTGACACTGTTCGCATCGTCTTCAGTGATGTGAAGCCGGCAAGAGGCAATTCCGTTTTCCATGAGCTTGGTGACAAAGACCCACCACTGCAGATACCAATGACTGAACTGGGTGTTTGGGCGCTGGCGATGACTGATCGTTCTGCGTTGACTGTCACTGAGCAGCGTGTACCAGTTGAGATTGATCAGCGTAACGGCATGACGGTGGGAGTCACGCTGAACGACGCGACGACCGAGATGCTAGATCTGGACTTCTTGCAGGAGCTTCACATCGGGCTGACCCTTGACGTTGATTCCGTTGCTGACTCCCGTGACGTCACGCTGACTGCAGGACATGGGCTGACACCTGGTTCGGTTCCTGGCACCAGTGTTTACCCTGATGGTGATGTAGGTACCATTTTAGAGATCGGTGTAACGTCTAGTGGTCGATTCATACAAGCCAAAATTCTAGCTGTGGTTGGCGACGTCATAACTCTTAATCAACTCGTTGGCGACGCATTCCCTGCGGGGTCGGATGTTCTGACAGGTAACAGAAACTTGGCACTGGCTGACGGGTCGAGTACCCCGGTCGTTTTCAAGGTTGAGCCATCACCGGCGCAAGCCGGCGACATAACGAGAGTAGTGATCGTGTTCGTCGGACCTTCAGCAATGGACTTCGCGGGGTTCGGGTCTGACGGGCCGCTGACTGTTGGCTTGTTGTTCAGAGTGCGTCGACCTGACGGGTCGTATAAGAACCTGCGAACGGTCGACCAGAATTTAGAGGGGTCGCTGTGGGGATTTGACACTGATTCGTTCATACCGAAGCAGGGTAACAATGAGCACGCATTCGCGATCCGTGTTACGTTTGCGGGACAGGACAAGCACGGTGTGGCAGCAAGGCTTGATGGCGCTTTGGGTGTAGGCGAGCAAATGGAGTGCGTCGTGCTGGACAATATGCTGATCCGAACTAACACGGTTGTGCGAGTCATTGCGGAAGGTTCGGAATTACAGGAATAGCAATATGCCGACAATTATAAGCTATAACAAACGACTTGAAGCGATGCGATCGGAGCGGTCGACGTTCATCCCGCTGTATCGGGAGCTGTCTGACCACCACCTGTCACATCGCGGCCGCTTCCTGACCAGTGACCGAAACAAGGGTCACAAGCGCAACACGAAGCAGATCAACAACACGAGTCGGATGGCGGCACGCACGCTGGCGTCAGGCATGATGTCAGGCATCACGTCACCCGCTCGACCCTGGTTCAGGCTCGGCACCGGTGACAGCGCCCTTGATGACCTGGCATCAGTGAAGTCGTGGCTGCATGAAGTGCAGCTGATCATGTACAAGGTCTATGCTGCATCGAACACCTATAACTCACTGCACACCCTGTATTCAGAGCTCGGTGTTTTCGGCACCGGCGCGATGGGGGTGTTCCAAGACTTCGACAATGTGATCTGGTGCAAGCCTTACACTGTCGGCAGTTACATGATCGGCCTGGATGGTAAGAACGTCAGCGACTCCTTTTACCGTGAGTATGAGCTGAGTGTCGGGCAGGTCGTCAAGCAGTTCGGCATCGAGAACGTCAGCCACTCCACCAAGCAGATGTGGGAGCATGGCAACATTGAAACGTGGGTGAAGGTTGTCCATGCGATCGAACCGAACGATGACCGCGACGGTGCGAGTCCAATGGCTAAGGACAAGGCAACCCGGTCAGCCTATTATGAGGTCGACAACTCGCAGAAAGAGAACAGCACGCGGTTCCTGCGTGAGTCGGGGTTCGATGAGTTCCCCATTCTGACGCCACGCTGGGACGTCACCGGTGAAGACATCTATGCGACTGACTGCCCTGGCATCACAGCACTCGGTGACACGAAGGCGATGCAGCTGGCTGAGAAACGCAAGTATCAGGCTATCGACAAGATGGTCAACCCACCGCTGCAGGGTCCGTCTGGGCTGCAGGCGAAGATGAAGGGGGGTTTGCCTGGTCCGAACGAGATCATATGGCACGACAAGACTGGTGGTGGTCTGACCAGCATCTACTCTAACTATCGCCCTGAGATCGGGCAGATTAAAGAAGAGATCCTGAACGTCGAAGATCGGGTGCAGCGTGCGTTCTATGAAGACCTGTTCTTGATGCTGGCTAACACCGACCGTCGGCAGATCACTGCGCGTGAGGTGGCTGAGAAGCATGAAGAGAAGCTGCTGATGCTGGGTCCGGTGCTTGAGCGGCTGCACACTGAACTGCTTGATCCGCTCATCGATCGCACGTTCAACATCCTGCAACGCAACGGCGTGCTGCCTCCTCCCCCTCCTGAGCTGGCTGACCGTGAGCTTGAGGTTGAGTACGTGTCAGTGCTGGCTCAGGCACAGCGGCTGGTGAACACCGGCGCAATCGATCGTCTGTCACAATACACCGCTGGCATTGCGCAGGTGTGGCCTGAAGCACGTCACAAGTTCAACGCGGTGCAGTCGATTGATGACTACGCTGATGCGCTGGGTGTTGACCCTGCGATCGTCAACAGCGACGAGGTGGTTGCTGCGATGGCTCAGGCTGAGCAACAAGCAGCAGCAGCAGCGCAGGCACAGGCACAAGCTGAGCAGCTGACGAACATGGCGAAGACTGCGTCTGAGACTGAGGTGTCGGAAGATAATGCACTCGGGCGTGTGATGCAGCGTGCGGGGCTGGCATAATGGCTGATAACGATCGAGAGTTACAGCTGCTGACCATACGCAAGTTCATGCAGACCGACAACGGACGTGCCTTCATGTGGCGGTCATTGCAGCAAACTGGTATATTCACCAATGACTTTGATGAGAACCCGGCACTGCTGGCGTTCTACTCGGGGCAGCGCGAACACGGGGTGTGGCTCACCAGTGAGTTGAAGGAAGCCGCACCTGATGAATATTTGAAGATGCTGAAGGAGCATTTCGATGGCTGATGGTGACGAAGTACAAACAACCGGTGTTGAAGCTGACGCAGGTACAGACAACGGAGCAGCTGACACCTCGACGGTGTTGACTGCAGCTGCAGATGACGCAGCTGATAGTTCTGATGCAGGCGCTGTTGATACGGCGACTGCAGATGATGCCGCTGACGCTGGTGACAGTGCTGACGGTGATGCTGAAGGTAGTCAGACACCTCCTGACGAGTATGCCGACTTCAAGATGCCTGAAGGTATCCAGCTCGATGAAACGCTGATGACTGACGCCCTGCCTCTTTTCAAAGAGATGGGGTTGACGCAGGACGCTGCTCAGAAGCTGGTTGATTTTCAAGCAACGAGGGTCCAGGCGGATGCGCAGAAACAGGTCGATGCTTTCAATCAGCTGAAGACTGAATGGCGTGAACAATCTGCAAATGACAAGGAGTTCGGGGGCGAAGCGTTCAACGAGAACGTCAAACTCGCACAAGCTGCCGTGAACAAGTTCGGAACGCCAGAGTTGAAGACATTGATGGAGGACTATGGTGTGGGCAACCACCCTGAAATGCTCCGTTTTATGGTCAAGGTCGGCAAGCTCACCGCTGAAGACGTACCGGGTAGCACTGGGTCTGGTGGTGAGGGTCAGAAAGACGTGGTGTCGACGTTGTATCCTAACGATCGAAAAAGTTAATCCGCAATTCACGTGAGGTGAAATCATGGCTATTATTGGCAACACACTCGTCGACTTGATCGACATCTACAAGCAGCAGGACGGTCGAGGGCAGTTTGTCCCGATCATCGAAATGCTGATGGAAATGAACCCTATGCTGGTCGATGCGATCATGATGGAGTGCAATAAGGGTACCACCCACCTGCACACCGTTCGCACCGGGCTACCTGAAGTCGCGTGGGGTAAGCTCTACCAGGGCATCCCACAAGGCAAAGGTCGCACCGCTCAGGTCGAAGACACCACCGGTTTCGTCGAGGGTGCCAGCACCATCGATAAACGACTGCTGGATCTGTCCACCAACGAGGGCGCGGTTCGTCTGTCGGAAGCGCAGGCGTATCTTGAATCGATTGCACAGGAAGTGCAGACCAAGATGATCTACGGCAACACCGCTTCGGACCCCGAAGAGTTCCTGGGTCTGGCTCCGCGCTTCAACGATCTGAGTGCGCCCAACGGTGGTCAGATCATCGATGCAGGTGGTACCGGTTCCGACAACACGTCAATCTGGTTCGTGACCTGGGGTGATAACCAGACCACCGCGCTGTATCCGAAAGGTACTGCCGCAGGTGTCACACGCGAAGACAAAGGTGAGCAGCGTCTGCTCGATAGCAACAGCAACCCCTTCTATGGCAAGGAAGAGATCTTCACGCAGCATATCGGCTTGGCCGTCAAGGATTGGCGTTATGTGTCCCGCATCGCGAACATTGATGTGAGTGACATGGCGGCGGGTACGGTTCAGCTGTACGACTTCATGCGCAAAGCTTTCTACAAGCTGCAGAACCGTCGTGTCGCTGGTGGGAAGCTGGCGATCTACTGCAACCGTGATGTGCTGGAAGCGCTGGACGCCCTGGCAACCAATGCGGGTGCGACTGATTCGTTCGTGCGTCTGAAGCCGCGTGAGATCGAAGGTGAAGAGGTGCAGTTCTATCGCGGCATCCCGGTGCGTGAGACTGATGCGTTGGTTCTCACCGAAGATCGTGTGACTTAATTACCCTGGTCGTGGTCGGGTAACACCGACCGCTTTTGAAACTTTAAGAGGATGGATCTCATGATTCTTTCAAAAAATCAATTGTTCTCTGATGACCAGGTGATCACCGCAACTGCGATCTCCACCAACGTCATCGATCTCGGCTTGCCTGGTACACCGTTCGGGGGTGTGGCTCCGCTGCACCAGGACGTCGGCAAGGGTGCGTTCATTCCGATCCTGGTGCAGGTCACTGAGGCGTTCAACACGCTGACCAGCCTGACCATCACCCTTGAGGTGTCTGCGGCTGCTGGTCTGACTTCACCGAAAGTGCTGGCCACTGAAGTGATCTTGGTGGCTGACTTGATTGTCGGCAAGCAGATGTTCAATCAGGTCATCCCCAACGAAGCTGACCTGCAATTCCTTGGTGTTCGCTACACGGTGACCGGCACGCCGCCGACGCTGGGTAAGATCACCGCAGGCATCAGCATGGGCAACCAGACCAACTTCACTGGTGCCTAATGAGTCGGGCGGCTTCGGTCGCCCTTCTTTTTGAATAACGGGAGATATTGGAAATGCCTAGCTATACAGTGCTGGAAAAAGGGTTCTACGGCGGTCGGCTATATGACCCCACAGGAAAACGTCGAACGCTGCATGTCGACACACCCTTCAAGAAGTGCCCCAGCTGGTTGAAGCCGATCAAGGCTGAGTCTGCTGCTGCTGCAAAGAAGCGGCTGACCGGTGAGAAAGCGAACGCCAAGCAGGTCGCCAAGGATGCCGACGACGTGAAGGGCGCATCGTTCTTGGATGACCCGGCTGCAGCGGGTGCGGGTTCAACAATCGAAACTCTGTGAGGAGTAGGTCATGCCTGAAGATCAGTATAAGATCAAAAAAGAGTCGTCATCGCATAACAGCGTTGTAGGTTCAGATGGTGCTCATTACCCATTCGGTACGTCTTTGCATCTTGATGACGACCTTATTGAAGGTACGGGAGCCAGTGGGCTCGCTGTGGGTGATGTCGTTGAAGTGCGCGGCTTTGCATTCGTTGACAGGGCGTCGGAGCATAGTGATAGTGACGGCACTGAGAAGTCCATCAGCTTGCAACTGACGACCATGAAGATACGGCGTGAACCTGGTGATCGTGCCAAGCAGCTCTACGGTGACGGGAGCTAGGGTATGGCCAGCGACATTGAGGTGATTAACCTTGCGCTGAGTAACATCCGCGCAAGCAGCATCAACAGTCTGACTGAAGGGTCACTTCAAGCGCAGGTTGCTAAGCTGAAGTACCCGTTCATGCGGGATCGTCTGTTGAAGGAAACTGTGTGGCAGTTCAACCGGAAGCTGAAGCCACTCAGTCTGCTGACGATCGATCTGTTCAACTGGGCGTTCACGTACCAGTACCCGGTGGACTGCCTCAAGATTCACCGGTTGGTACCAGCATTCGAGGAGATTGCTGCCGGCAGTGCGGATGTGGTGTCGCGTCGACGTGAGTCGGAGTTGCGGTCGTTGAAGGATCAGCGGCCTCAGGTGCCTTTCGCGGTGTTCAACGAGGACGGTAACAAAGTCATCGGGTCAGACGACCAAGAGTTGCGGATTGACTATGCAGCGAAGGTCACCGATCCGAACCTGTTCAGTGATGACTTCATTCTGGCCTTGTCGCATTTGCTGGCTGCTGAGATGGCGATACCGCTGATCGGTGCCGAGACAGGTCGACAGCTGCGGTCGGATGAGATGACCTTGTACCAAGCCTATCTTGACTCTGCGATAGCTGACGACATGAATGACGGGTATCATACCCCACCAGAGAGTGAGTTCATTTTAGTTCGGGGGTGACCTGTGCCAGAGACAATTCAAAGATCGTTCACCAGCGGTGAGATATCCCCATCGCTTCAATCACGCGCTGACACAGTCAAATACGCAACCGGGCTAAACCTGTGTCAGAACTTCCTGGTGCGTGCTCAGGGTGGCGCATACTCCCGACCAGGGTTTCGGTTCGGTGGCGCGCTCGATGACCAAACCAAAGTCGGCAGACTGATCCCCTTCAGCTTCAACACTGAACAGACCTACATGCTGGTGTTCGAGCACCTGCTGATGCGGGTCGTGAAAGACAACGCGTTCGTGATCGCTGGCGGCGGCCCTGCACTGTTTGAACTGGTGACGCCCTACACTGAGGCTGAGCTGCCGTTCCTCGGCTTCACACAGTCTGCTGACGTGATGACGATCGTTCACCCATCGCATGACCCTGCTGACCTCAATCGACTCGCAGACGACAACTGGACATTGGTTGATGTCGACTATGCGTCCAGCGTCACACCACCCACGTTCGCCACCACCTCAGTTGCAGTCATCACCGGTATCACGCAGGCAGATCCTGCAGTGGTCACCACGTCGGCAGCTCACGGGCGCACCACGGTTGATTTGGTGACGATCGCGGCGGTCGTTGGTATGGTCGAGGTCAATGACCGAGCGTTCACGATCACAGTGCTCAGCCCCACCACATTCGAGCTTGACGACGAAGACTCAACCGGTCACACAGCCTATGTGTCAGATGGTACTTCCACCTTTAACGCGCTGAACACGACAGGCAACCCCGCCGGCGGCGGCAGCTTCGATAAAACTTACACGTATGTTGTGACCGCAGTCGACGCTGACGGGGTTGAGTCGCTGGCGTCGTCTGCTGCCAGCATCACCACGAAGTCGCTGAGTCAGACATTCGGTGTGCGCCTGGTGTGGGATGCAGTCGCAGGTGCTGACCATTATCGAATCTATAAAGATCCGTCGAACAACACCGGTGTGTTCGGTTTCATCGGTGAGTCAAACAACACTAATTTTGACGACTTCAACATCGCACCGATCATCAGTGACACCCCGCCAAGGGACCGTCAGCCGTTCAACGGTGCAGGTAACAAGCCATCTGCTGTGAACTATTACCAGCAACGGCAAGTATTCGCCAACACAATCAATGAGCCGCAAGCGGTCTTTGCCACACAGACGGGTAACTTCAACTCACTCCGCACATCCAGCCCTGCGCGTGATGATGACGCGGTGACGTTCACTATCGTCGGTCGTGAGGTCAATGAGATCCGGCACATCGTGTCACTAGACTCCATGCTGCTGCTGACGTCTGGTGGTGAGTGGAAGACCACAGAAGGTCAAGACTTGGTGCTGACCCCGGCGACCATCGGTGCACGACAGCAGTCATACAACGGTGCGTCGTGGGTGCCGCCGGTCGTCATCAACAGCACCGCGCTGTACTTGCAAGAGAAGGGTGCGAGGATTCGTGACCTTGGGTACCAGTTCAGCACCGACAAGTTCACAGGCGACGATCTGTCATTGATGTCAGAGCATCTGTTTGAAGGCTTTGAGATCACGTCGATGGCATACGCAGCGGAGCCCTACAGCATCCTGTGGTGTGTGCGTGACGACGGCGTACTGTTGGGTCTGACCTACCAGAAAGAGCATCAAGTAGTGGGGTGGCATCGACACATCACTGATGGCCTGTTTGAGTCAGTTGCGACCGTGTCTGAGGGCAACCGTGATGCGGTGTATGTGATCGTCAAACGCACCATCGACGGTCAGACGAAACGGTATGTTGAGCGGCTAGATCCACGGGAACAGACCCTTTCTGAAGACTGCTTTTATGTCGACTCAGGTCTGAGCTATGACGGCGCACCGGCGAACACGGTCGCCGGGCTGGATCACCTCGAAGGCGAGGCGGTAGCAGTGCTGGCTGACGGTTGCGAAGTCACAGGTCACACCGTCGTGTCAGGGTCAATCACACTGGCGCGTGCTGCGTCGAAGGTTCATGTCGGGCTGGCGTACCTGCCTGCTATCGAGCTGCTGGACATCGACATCGCGTCGAGCACTGACAGCTTGAAGTCAAAGTCATTGTCGGTGTCGAAAGTTTATATCGAAGTCGAGAAGTCGAGAGGTGGTTTTGTCGGTCCACGACTCGATGGTGAAGTGCCGGGTGACCCGATCATGCGAGAGATCAAGCCACGGTTCGACACTGACGGGTACAACGCCATCACGCTGAAGACCTACAAGCAGGAAGTGCTCATTGAACCTCAGTGGTCGAAGGGTGGCGGCGTGCGCATCGAACAGCGGTCACCGTTGCCACTGGCGATCCTGTCAGTCATCCCGTCCGTTGATAAAGGCGGCAACTGATGATTGAGTTCGTCAAGCCAACTGAAGCAGCGGTCAGGCTGATCGCATCAGATATGCGTGATGCTGACGCTGCTGAGGTGTGGGCGTCACACCATCACACCCCCATTGGTGCACTGATGAAGGGGTGGGAGTTGTCTGCCCTCAGTGTGATCGTCGAGTGTGACGGGGTGCCCTGCACCATGCTCGGGTTGGTCGTCGACAACATATTGACCGGGTCCGGCACACCGTGGTTGCTGTCCAGCAGTCATGCGTTGAAGTATAAGCGTGAGTTTCTGATACAATCACCCCCAGTGATAGAACAAATGCTGGACGTTTGCCCCAGGCTATCGAACTATGTTCATGTGGAAAATCGGGTCAGTATCCGGTGGTTGAAGTGGTTAGGCTTTACGATCGATGAACCGGTGCCGGTTGGCATCAACAGAGAACCCTTCCATCGGTTCCATCTCGAAAAGGTGATTGATAATGTGTGATCCGGTAACAATTACTGCGGCAGTGGCGGTCGCCTCGACAGCGTTTCAAGTCCAGCAGGCGGTTGAGCAGGGTAAATTCCAGAAAGGTGTTGCCGATTTCAACGCACGCACCGCTGAGAATGAGGCGGAGGCGACCCGCACCGCTGCGACTGCGACCGAGAACACACAACGTCAACGCACTGCTGAACTGCTGTCACGTCAGCGTGCGCAGCTGGGTGCGGCGGGTGTTGCACTTGGGTCAGGTTCCGCATTGCAACTGCAGCAGGATACCCTGACGCTGGGGGAAGCTGATGCACTGCGCATTCGCACCAGGGGCGATGAGTCGTTCGAGGCGTTGCAGACCAGCGCAGGGTTGACCACTGCTCAAGGTGGTTTTGCTGAAGCAGCAGGTCGCTCTCAGGCGGTCGGGTCGCTGTTGACCGGTGCAGGCACTGTGCTCGACACCGGCGTGGCGGATAAGTGGTTCACGTCGAAGAGTGCTGGGAGGGTGTCAGCCGGTGCGGGGGGAGTGTCAGCCGGTGCGGGAATTCCTTTCAAGCTTAACACTTCATCTATCAGCTTGGGGACATAACGATGCCAAAGGTCGCGCAGGCTCAATCTGATCAGGTGTCTCTCGACGTTGTTCGTCAGCCACGAGCGAGCGGTGCTGTACCTGCAGGGGCGTTCGGCGGCGACATCGCGCAGGGTGTTCTCAATCTCGCTCAGGCGGGTCTGGACATCAAGCAGCGCATCGACACCACGTCAGCTGAAGAGGCACTGGTCAGTTTCGAGCGAGACAAAAACGCGCTGTTCTTCAACCCTGACAACGGGTACTTCAACACGCAAGGTCGCAACGCATTCGATAATGCGCCGGTTGCCAACTCCGCGCTGGACAAGCTGAAAAAGCAGCACGGTGACAGCCTCAACGAACAGGCTCGGTTGGCGTTCGATAGAGCTGCCGATACTCATATCACCAGGGGTCGCGCTGACATCGGTCGCCACTCCTCCAAAGGGCTGCAGACGTGGGAGACTGCCACGATCGAGGCTCAGGTTGAGAACACGATCGAGAACGCGTCACTGTACTGGTCTGACCCTCAGTTGATGCGGGTGCAGCGTGTGATCGGTGAGCAGGCAATCATAGACTCATCACAGACCACAGGGATCGGCCCTGACGCGACTGCTGAGCGGTTGCAGTCCTATCGGTCCACCTTTGCCAGCAACGCCATCGCAGCGGCCACCCAGAGCAGTTCAACTGAGGGTCAGGATCAACTTGACCAGATGTCTGGCCTGCTGGAAGGACCGGACAAAATTCAACTGGAATCTGCAATCGAGTCGAAGCAGAAGGTCGAGAAAACACAGGGTGATGCGCAGGCTGCGGTGCTGACTGCAACCAACCTGGTGAGTCAGTACGAGAACCGATCTGATGTGCAGGAACAGGTCAACGAGATCAGCGACCCTGAGCTGCGCAAGAAGACTATGGCTGAGTCGATGCGTCTGTTCAGTCAGAAGCGTCAGGCAGAGTCAGAAGCACGCGGTGACTCGTTTGAGGCGGGTGAGTCGCACATCATCGGCGGTGGGTCAGCTGAGACATTCAAGGCTGAAGATCCTGAAGGCTGGGAGCGGTTAAGCCCCAAGCAGCAGAAATCGCTTGAGTCAGGTAAATCGGTGATCACTGATTGGACTCAGTTTAGTGCACTGATGACACTGCCGCGTGCAGAGTTGGCGAAGGTTGATCCGGTTGAGCACTTCAACACCCTGGCACCGTCAGAGCGCAAGTCACTCATCAGCGCGGTGAAGTCTGCCAACGGCACCGGGAACAAGACCGACAAGATAGATCATCAGACGGGGCGCAATCGCACCGGGCAGACCACCGCTGCAGTTGATCAGATATTCGGCAAGAAGACCAAACGCAACAAGGCGGAGAAGCAGCAGGTTGAGGCGTTTTATTCGATCGTGGATGATGAGACAGTTCGTCGTGAGTCGGAGCTTGACCGCAAACTGACATCGGAAGAGTACACCAACCTGCTGTCGGGGCTGACCAGGACGGTCGTGCAGGAGGGGTTCATCTTCGACAGTGAACTGGACCTGACTGACATCCCTGCTGAGGATGTGACCGTGCTGAGCAAGTTTTTACGCGACAACAACATTCCTGTAACATCTGACAATCTGATAAGGGCACATACACAGGCGACGAACTAATGGCTTTAAATCTTGATAAGATCGATTTAGGTGGTTTCGGGGGTGGCGACGGCCTCGAATCAACAGTTCAAGATAGCCAGCTGAACGCCAGCATCAGCGAAGCGGTCAAGATCAACCCCGACCAGCAGGCGAAGGTGTCACAACTCAGCCAACAGTCGGGCATCCCTGAATTCGCAGTTGATGACGACCCTGGTGCGGTAGAGGATCAGCTGAAGCTCGACAGCATCGACCTCAGCGGTATGTCGAAGCGCAACCCCAACACCGCAAAATACCTGACCGACTTCAACAACGCTGCGATCGCCCACGACGACATCGACGTGCTGCAAGAGATCGAAGACATCTTCGACTTCGGCAAGACGTTTGAGAACATCGGTGACTCGATCAGTGCCAGCTTCACGTCACAGGGTGCGGGATTCGCCGCGGCAGGGGTCGACATGACACCTTCGCGCATCAGGGATCTGGTGCCGTCATCAGGTATGCCGATCGGCATGGAGGGTGAGGCCGCGTTCATCTCGCAAGAGTTGGCGTCGAATCTCGGCATCGACACCGATGAGCAGCTGCAGCAGGCGAAAGCTGACGCGACTGAACAGATGCTAGTCACTCTGCGTGAGCAGCAGGCGAAACGTAAAGCACTCACCCCTGAAGACCTGAACCTGCTTGAGCAGGGTGTGCGCAGCGGCGTTGAGTCGTTGGCTAACATGGCACCCGGCTTCGGTCTGATGCTACTGTCAGGCGGTCGTGCGGCACCACTGCTGGCGACCATCGGCGTGCAGACGCTCGGTGATAGCTACACGCAAGGCCGGGCTGACGGGCTGACTCCTCAGCAGGCGGGTTGGTTCGCCAGCATCAACGCTGCGATCGAGGTCGGCACTGAGCTGTTGCCGACCGGCACCCTTGAAACAATCATCACCGGTAAAAGCACAGGGCTGAAAAAGTCTGCGTTAAAGTTCCTGGTGCAAGAGATGGGAACTGAGCAGCTGGCGACACTGGGTCAGACGCTGAACGAGAACGCATTCGGCATCGATGAGCAGATGGAGCAGGCTGAGACTGTAGAAGAGATGGTCACTCTGCAGCTGCGTCGTCAGGCTGTCACCGCGATCGCAACAGTTGTCGCCGGGGGCGCACAGATCACTGCGGCAACCGGTGTTCGCAAAGCTGTTGAGGCGATCGCATCAGATGGCACACAGAAAGAGACACAGGGTGAAGTCGAGCAGCGCAAGCTGGATCAGCTGAACACCGCTGCGGAGCAGTCCAAGCTGAAGGAACGCAGTAAAGAATCATTCAAGCAGTTCGTCGAGCAGGCCGACGGTGACAATAATACTCACGTGTTCATCGACGGTGCACAAACTTCCCTTTACCTGCAGACCAAGACCCGGGATGAGATTGCTGCTGACCCGGCACTGACGCTGCTGCAGGAGGGCGTCAACGAAGCCGCTGCGCTCGGCGGTGAGATATCGGTGCCGGTTGCTGAGTTCACTGCTGAGATCGCAGGCACCGTGCACTTTGAGCAGCTGCGTGACAGCATGACCATGAGTGAGGCGACTGTCGCACCGTTCAGGCAAGAGCAGGTGCAGGCTGAGACTCAAGCCTACATCCGCACGCTGCTCGATGACGAGAACGAGAACGTCAGCCAGTTCGTCGAGGCCCAAGAGATCTACACCACAGTGCGTGATCAGCTGGTCGACAGCGGTCAGGTCAACGCAGCCAACGCATCGATCATGGCGCAGATCGTACCCGCATGGGCGACCGCTCAGTCACGCAGCACAGGCAAGACAGTGCAGCAGGTATATGTGGACTCAGGTCTGATCATTGAAGGACCGCTGACGGGGGAACAGGCCCGGCTGCAGGGTGAGCAGGTGCTGTCGCAGGAGCAGATTGATCTTGATTTCGGTGCGGCGGAGGAAGCTGGCTTCCAAGGTGGCACGCACGGTGAAGCTCAGCAGTGGGTTGCCGCCAAACAGAAAGGGTTAGACCTGTCAGAGAATTCACGCAAAGCACGTGCGGTTGACCAGGGGTTCGATGTCGAAGAGGTTCTATACCACGGTACTGCGGCAGATTTTACTGAGTTTGATGTCGATGCCGCCACGGGTAAATCATTTGACACCGGTGTGTTCTTGAGTAACAACCAGCAGGTCGCGAACAGCTACGCAGGCAAAAATAATGGTCGAGTGATTCCCACTTACATCAAAGCCGAAAACCCTCTTGTGGTTTTGGTCGACCCCGGTACCAACTGGAACGATATCAACGACGAGAATTCAACTGTAAATCTGCCCGATGGTGAGTCAACATCCCTGTCAGAACTGTTCGATTTTCCATTTGATGAATCGGTATCGACTGACGATGTCATGCGTAACGCACGCGCTGCAGGGTTCGATGTTGTCACGGTTGAAGGTTTGCGGGACATCGGCGGTGCAGCGCGGGGGGTTGACCTGACCGGTGTTGACTCTTCCACGATCACAGCAGTTTTCGACCCCTCCAAGATCCGATCAGTCAACGCAGCCTTCGACCCTGATGCCGCTGAGTCGGCTGACCTGTTGGCTCAGGCACCTGTGACGCCTGCAGTTCAAGATCAAGAAAAAGCTGACGACTTACTGTCTGAGATTGAAGACTTCAGTCAGGTGGATGCTGCGGGGTTGGTTACCGTATTCCATCGCACATCAAAAGAGAACGCTGAAAAGATCCGCCAATCGGGTCAGATGACACCGAAAGAAAACGGCTTGTTCTTCTCAACGAACCGTGATGGTCAGGCTGAAGGATTCGGCGATGAGATCATTGAGTTCAAGATCCCAGCGGACCAGCTAGAGCTTGACGATCTGTTTGATGCAGAAGCGCATCTGAGAATCCCCGCAAAAGCCAACCAGCCGAATGATGTTAGTCAGTTTCTCGACCGACCACCTGCGGGACCACTTGAGCAACCCACCAGCACCGACGCACCAGGTGCACGTGGCTACTATGACCCGGCGAACAGTATCATCAGGCTCACCGAGTCAGCTGACCTCAGTACGTTCCTGCATGAGTTCGCCCACTTCATGTATGAGATGGAGGTCAACGGCGGCACCGAGATGCTGCAGAGCATCAACAACTGGTACAAGCGCAACGCTGACGACGTGGCTGCTGAGGCGAACCGGTACCTGACCAAGAAAGGCTTCGATGAGGAGAAGCAGGCAGGCACCGAACCGGGTGACACTGTTACCCCTGAAGAGGTCAACACCTACCTGGACACCATGTCAACCGGTGACGCTGACAAAGACTCAGCGATCCGACGCGCAGTACATGAGCAGTTCGCACGCGGATTCGAAACCTACCTGATGGAGGGCAAAGCACCAAGCATCGAGCTGCGCAACGCCTTCAGGACGTTTGCACGCTGGCTGTCACAGATTTACCAGAACTTGCGCGGTGACCTGAAGGTGGATCTGACCGTTGAGATGCGTCAGGTGTTCGATCGTCTGCTGGCGACCGAGGAGCAGATCGCAGCTGCTGAAGCACGGCAGCGGGTCGAGCCGATGTTCACCGATGCTGTGATGGCTGGCATGACTGAGGAGGAGTTCAACGACTACCAGCAGCGGCAGAGCAAGGTCAAGGATGTGCAGTCTGAAACTCTGCGTGACAAGCTGATCAAACAGCTGACCCGGCAGCAGCAGAAGTGGTGGAACGAAGAGAAGCGTGACATCGCTGACGAAGAGATCGAGCGACTGAAGACTGAGAAGGTCCATGTCGCGCGTGATCAACTCAAGACCGGTGACCTGAAGCTGGACTTCGCCACCGTGAAAGAGATGGTCGGTGAAGAGAAGATCAACAAGATCGGGCGCAAGTCGGTCATCTTGCCACCTAAGCTGCGCGGCATGACTGCCAAAGAGCACCAAGGGATGCACCCTGATGAGGCGGCTGCGATCCTCGGGTACGACTCAGGCTCTGAACTGCTGGATGACTTGATCAACGCTCCATCGCTCACTGAGGCTGCTGATGTCGCTGCTGAGTCGCGCATGGTTGATCGCCACGGTGACATCATGACTGACGGCACCATCGAGAAGGCTGCTGACGAAGCGGTGCAGGATGAGGAGCGCGGCAAACTGCTGCTGCATGAGCTGAAGATCGTCGCACGCGGCACCAACGCACCGACCGTCGACCGTGCCACCATTAAAGCGATCGCTGCTGAGAACATCGGCAAGCTGTCATTCCGTCAGATCTTCCCTGGCAAGTACCGCAGTGCTGAGATCAAGGCTGCGAACGAAGCAGGTCGCATGTTGGCTGAGGGCAACAAGGAGGGTGCTGCCGCTGCGAAGATGCGTCAGGTGGTGAATTACTACCTTGGTATGGAAGCGACCAACGCGAAGAACGAGACAACCAAGATCGTCGACCGCATGGCGCGGTACAGCAAGAAGAAAGTGCAGACTGAAATCATGAAGTCTGACGGTGGTCACTGGGAGCAGATCTCCAAGATCCTCAGCCGCTTTGAGTTCCGCAAGTCGGCAACCCTGGGTGAGGTCGAGAACATCAACCTGTGGATGAAAGAGCGCAACGAGACTGACGGTGATGGCCTGGTGCTCACCCCTGCCGTGCTGAATGAGTCCTTCGTCACCCACTGGAAAAACGTACCATTCAGCGACCTGCAGGGCATCAATGAATCAGTAGGGAACATCGAGCATGTTGCCCGTTACGCGAACAAAATGACACTATTGAATGAAGAGATCGAGTTCAAGAAGCTGAAGGGCGACTGGGTCGATCACATCAAGACTCAAGATGAACGCTTCGAGACTAAAGCCAGTAAGTCACGCACTGCTGACGCACGTGATGCGACCCTGAGTGAGCATGTTCGCCGCTGGGCATCCCAGCTGACCAAGATCCCGTTCATGATGTCATGGCTCGACGGAGGCGAGCGTGCTGGTCTGAGTCACCAGCTTACAGTTCAGAAATTAACAGACGCACTAGATGCCAAGCTGAACCTGGTCGACTCCGCCGCCACACCGGTGAATGAAGCGATACTGAACCGCAGCAAGGCTGACCAGAAGCGGCACATGCGCAAGATCTGGATTCCCGAGATCGATGATCACCTGCTGGGTCACCAGGTGCTTGCTGTTGCGCTGAACACCGGTAACCAGGGCAACTTGCGCAAGCTGTTACTCGGTGAAGGTTGGGCTGATCCTGAGACAGATGGCGACATCAGTCTGCAGAACCCACAGCTGCAGGCAGTGCTGAAGCACATGACGAAGTCTGACTGGGAGCTGGTGCAGTTGATTTGGGATCAGATGGAAACTCTTTTCCCGCAGCTGGCCGAAGTGCATCGTCGCACCACCGGGCTTGCTCCACCTAAAGTTGAGTCGACCCCTGTTGAGACTGAGTTCGGCACGTTCAAGGGTGGTTATTACCCGGTCAAGTATTCACCTCAACGCAGTCACAAGGCTGAGAAGAACGCTGAGAAGCTGCAAGCTGAAACTGAGTCGATGTTCAACAACACCGCATCCATCCAGGCGTCGGTGAACACCGGTGCAACCAACGAGCGTACCGGGTTTTATGATCGCATCAACCTGAGCCTTGACGTGGTGTCTGATCACTTCAACGAAACGATCCACTACATCACCCACCATGATGCCGTGCGCCAGATCAACAAGCTGATCACTGCACCTGATGTTGCCAACGCGATCACCGGTGTGCTGGGTGAGTCTGAGTTCAAGCAGCTCAAGCCCTGGTTGAATGACGTCGCTAAGGACGGTCGTCAGCAGCCCACGAAGACGTTCATTGACGAAGCCTTCCAACGGTTGCGCTTCGGCACAACACTCGGTGTGATGGGCTTCAAGGCGTCCACAGGCATCATGCAGTTCTTCGGACTGTTCACCACTGCTGCGGAGATCGGAGTTGGCCCCACGGTGAAGGGCATTCAAACCGCTATCGGTCGCAGCTGGTACATGAAATCTATTCGTCGTACCCTGGGTACCCCTGACAACATGCAGAGCGGTTGGGACTTCGCAGCTGAGCGGTCGAAGGTGATGAACCACCGTGCTGAGACAATGGACCGTGAGATCAGAAACGCGATGACCCGGCTTAAGGGTAAACGCGGCATCATCGCTGCTACGCAAGAAGCGTCGATGAAGCACATCGCACTGATCCAGACCTACATGGTGGATCTACCGACATGGCTGGCTGCTTATGACAAGACCATCAGCGAGACTGGTGATGAGAAAAAAGCTATCCAGACTGCCGACCTCCTAGTTGAGAGTCTGCAGGGGTCCGGCTCCACTAAGGACATGGCCGCGATCGTGCGCAATCAGTCGAAGCTGCTGACCACGTTCACCATGTTTATGACGTTCTTCAGCTCACTCGGCAACCTGAGTCGTGACCTGGTGAAGGGTGCCCGGACTGGACGCTACTCACCCACCAGCGTTGCGGCCAAGCTGATGTTCCTCTACACGATTCCTGTGTTCATGGAAATGCTGATGCGCGGCGACCTGGATGAGCCTGAAGACGAAGATGACCGGATGAGTAAATACCTGACCGGTGTCGCGCTGTACCCGCTGGCGTCCATCCCATTCATCCGCGACGTCGCCGGGGGATTGATCGGTGACTTCGGTTACAACAGTTCACCGGTTGCGGCTATGCTTGAGCGAGGCATTGCAGGGTTCAAAGGCATCACGTCTGCTGCAGTGACTGACAAAGAGGTCACGAAGGCTCAGGTCAAGAACGCGACTAAACTGGTTGGGGCGGCTCTCGGGGTGCCGGGTGTGAACCAGATGTGGTCGACAGGTGAGCACCTTTACGACGTGATCGAAGAGGGTGAAGAGTTCACCGTTCGTGAGGCGTTGTTTGGTCCTAAGCGCGACTAATGATAAACTCTTGACAATACTAATTGGAGCACCGAGATGACCGTAAATACCACGAACATCACATCAGGGCCATTCGTCGGAAATGACATCGCAGATGAGTTCAGTTACGCGTTCAGGGTCGAGGATAAAACTCAGCTGAAAGTTATCGAGACTGATTTATTGGGTGTTCAGACAGTCCTGACAGTCGACACCGACTATACCGTTGCAGGCATCGGTGTTGATGCGGGTGGTCTGGTCACCCGTGTCGCAGGTCCTCTGCCGACTGACTTCACGTGGTTCATCCGATCTGACTACAAGCAAACTCAGTTGACCGCTTTCAGCAGTCAGGGTGCGTTCTTCCCTGATTTACATGAAGCCGCGATAGACCAACTAACTTTCCTGATTCAACAGCTGCAGGACGGTGAAGATCGAACTTTCAAACTGTCTGACACGATCGACATCGACGGGGTGTTCACCATTGTGCAGGATGCGGCGGCACGTGCCGGGCTGTTTCTCGGGTTCGATACAAATGGGGATCTGGCCGCAAGCTTAGGGGGATTCCTGTCCCAACCTGAGCAAGACATCAGATTCGGTTTGAAGACCGCCACCGTAGCGAGCTTAAAGCTGCTATCCCTCCCATCAGGGGCGACGGTATCTACTGGTGGCTACTATGACGGATGGGCGGCATTCCTTGAGCCTCAAGGTGCTGGGGAGTACAACACAGCCACCCTTGCTGAGGTGCGAACGGCCAAGAGTGACGGTGCGTGGGTGCCGGATGAATGGGTCAATCACACTTTAGCTAACGGCACCATAGCCATGTTAAATCTGGATGGGCCTTTAAATGCTATGAAGGCAGGGGTCGTTGCTGACAATGTGACAGATGACTTGGCGGCGTTTAAAGCTGCTCTTGCTGAGTCTGATGTTCTCGATTGTACGGGATTGACCATACGGCTTGAAGTCGTCGATGTGACAGTTTTCACGGTATCAGGGAAAGAGATTATCGGTGGAGCAATAGATGTCATAGTCCCAGACACTTCATTTCGCCTTATTTTCAGCGCTGATAATTTCACCCTGAATGGGTGTACATTTACACACAGCATCCCCGTTGGAGGGCAGGTGGCGTTCGTGCGCCCTACTGGTGATAACGTCTTTATTACTGGCAACTGCAACATCGATGGGGGGGTGTTTGATAATACTGGAGCAGAATCACATTCATTCTTCTTAATTCAGGCTGAAGGGACTGGAACACAGAGAAGATGCATCGCAGAAGATAGCATTATATCCAATGTTTCCTTTTGCCATCTAAAGACTAACACCACCACATCAACTCAGCTCGGGTGGAAGTTTAACCGAAACACCGTGTCAGGGGTGTTCGTTGAAGGGGCTGGACTTAATAGTCCGGTTGGAGTTGTCGAAGACTTTGAGATTGTTGGAAATACTTTCCTGACTCACTTCGGCACACTAACAGGCGCTTTCGGTCTATACATCGCCTGTGCTACAGGTCGAGACATAAAGATCACTGGGAACTCTTTTTACGGTGTTGTTGATCAGTGCATCCATTTGGAGGAGGGCATAAAAGACTTCGTTATCAGCGGTAACACTGGGAACGTTGATGCGAAAGCAGGAGCAATTGCGCTGCTAGAGAATAACGTAGCTGGACCGACTGTATTTCCCTCAGAAGGAATAATTTCCAAGAACACAATCCGCAAGGCGGGAACGCTTAGAGAATCCGGGTCGATTGGAATCTCTCTTATTGCTAACGGTTCTGCAGATAGTCCGGCATCTGATATCTCAATCACTGATAACATCATGACAGGGTTCGAGCGTGACTATTATCTGGATGCAGATGTAGACGATACAAGCCTTGTTACTGGTAATGTAGCTAATGACGCCACTGATGGGTTCTTTATAACTAGATCGTTCGGAGATACTAAAGGGAACAAGTCGGTTGATTGCGTTAACGGGTTGTCATCGCCATCAGCGCTCGCAGTAATGGTCAGTGACCACACATTCTCCAGGTGTACGAATCTTTATTCTGGCAGGTTCATCCTCGACGACCTTCAAATCAATCTGGCTGAGTACGCAATAGGGGCAGCGGCAACAGTAAACACCAACCTATTCCCCACTACTGCAAATATGCGGATTAATCTAACAGGCGTCACAAGAAGCGTCAGGGATTCAGCCGCATCCAACACCTCCATCAAGCACTTTGGGTTTACATTTGACGGAACGACAGCAGTAACCACGGCTCTGAATACTATCGAGCCGGGAGTTGTGCAGTCATTCTTTGAGGAAAGCGGTGGAAATGTTCGGCTTCGTGTTTTCAACGGGGGCAGCGCCGGTGATATGGATAGCAAGATAATTCTAAACGGTTTTATCAGCGACATGACCTAATCGGAGACCAAACGATGATCATTACCGTCAGACGGTTCCTATCAAACGACGACGCAACCCTGTCAGAAGTCAAGATCGACGGGGTGCGTCAATGCTACGGGCTTGAGGATGAGCACCGTGATGCCAAAGTCAGCGGTAAGACTCGCATACCTGCTGGCGCTTACAAGATTGGTGTCAGAGCTGAGGGTGGTTTTCACAACCGGTACAGCAAGAAGTTCGCAGGCATCCACCAGGGTATGCTGCACGTACTCGATGTGCCGGGGTTCGAGTTCATCCTGATCCACGTCGGCAACACCGAGGCTGACACGGCAGGGTGTTTGTTGGTCGGTCAGACTTGTGTGGGTGCTGGTGACACACTCACCGTGGGTTCGTCGGTGGCTGCTTACAAGGCGCTGTACCAAGCGGTGATCGACGCTGTTTTGGTGGATGATCTGGTGATTCACTACATTGATGAGGATCGGTGATATGAGCATTCTATCGAAGGTGACCGACTTTGTTGGCGGGTCGTTATTCAAAGAGATCAAAGAAGGTGTGATGGCGTACTTCCCCCCCGACATGTCACCTCAGCAAAAAGCTGAAGCTGAGCTGAAGGTTCAGCAGTTCCTACATGACAAGGCGATGCAGACGAACCAGGTGCTCAGTGACGCAGCAACCCAACTGGATCAGCGCATCTCAGAGCAGGAAGGCACCGCAAAAGACCTGCTGACGATGCCTGTGTTTGGTCGCCTTGTGCTGTTCCTGCGAGGGTTGCAGCGTCCACTGTGGGGGTTCGCTACAATGTATATGGATCAGCAGTGGTTTTTCGGCAAAGGGGTAGTCATCGTTGACCAGCAGCAAGTTGCTATGACCTTCACTGAGCAACAGCAAACTGCTATGATCATCATCAACGTACTGGTTTTGGGGTTTTTATTCGGTGAACGCACCATCAAAAATCTGGAACCGCTGATCATCAAAGTATTTGCAAAGTAGGGATGCCTCATGTCTGATGAAGACAAGCGTTGTACCGATGAGAAGTTGTTCCAATTGTGCCAGGACTTCCATGACCATAAAGTTGAGGAAGACGAGTGGCGTAAGAACCACGATGTCAGGATGGAACGACTGTTCAACGCGCAGGATGTTAACACCAAAGCCATCACCGAAATCACTGCTGCAGTGTCGGCAGTGGTGTCTGACACTGCAGTCATCGTGCAGCTCAGCAAGGACTTCCAAGGGGCTGCTCGGGTTGGTAAAGGACTGCAGGGGTTCGTGGTCTGGTGCTTGAAGTGGGGCGGCATCCTCGGTGGACTGGGTGCCGGGGTGCACTACCTGATTGAACACTTCAGCAAGCATTAGAAAAAGTTAACTTCAAGCTCATTCGTCGTGATGCCGCGACGGTACCGGTCGATCGCAGACTTCAACCCCTCCTGGTCATCGACCTTTCTTTCGAGCGCATCCGCCACCGCCAGATCCACCGTGTCATTGCATAGGATTCGGATGAGTGACACAGGTCGAGTCTGACCCTGTCGGTTGATGCGACCGTTCATCTGCTCATACAACTCAAGCGACCAGTTCAGCCCGAACCACACCAGGATCGACCCGCTGTCTTGCAGCCCATCCACACCATGCCCCATCGATGCCGGGTGGCCGATCAGCAGTTTGATCTGCCCGGTGTTCCATTTGTTGATGATCGCCTCAGTATCCTTCGACGGGGTGTTAGTCAGGTTGACGGGTCTGTACTTCTTGAACCGCTGCATGATCCGCTGTGCGTCAGCCTTGAACGTATAACTGCACAGCACCGGCGCACCGCCTGCTTCCTCAAGCACATCCTCAAGCGCGTCCAGTTTCGCATCGTGCAGCGCTTCGAACTCGGGTGAATCACTGTTCAGATAGGGTGACCCGTTGGCGAACTGGCAGCACTTGTTCGACACACTGCTGCGGCTGAACACCTCAACCTCTGACCCGCTGTCGAGCTGGGTGAACATGTTCTTCTCGACTTCCTGGTACGCTTTGCGTGCTGCTGCAGGTAGGTCCACCATGACGTTCGTGACCTTGCACTCAGGCAGATCCAGGTAGTCAGCCGCGTCCATCTTCTTTGTGATGTCGCTGACCTTGTGCTCAATCCATTGCTTGCCGAGTTCAGTCGGTGAATAGTTCCACCCGCTGTAATCCGACATGAAGTAGTTATCTTTGTAGTGAGTGATGTACTCACCCAGTCGCTCACCCCCGTCGACAGCGAGGAACTGACCGAACAGATCCAGGTACCCGTTGCTTGCCGGGGTGCCGGTTAATCCGGTCCGGTATTTGAAGTGGGGTATGATCTTGCGCCAGCCTGTGACCTTGATCTTGACTGCTTCACCACGTCCATCTTTGCGATCGCGGGTGCCGCCAGCCATGCGTAGTGTGGTGCTGTTCTTCAGCTTCGACACCTCGTCATACACCACCATCTGAAACGGTAGTGGTTTATCCTGACTGATGTAATAGTGATCGAGTTCCTGAGCCAACCAGTTCATCGATTCATAGTTGATCAGGTAAACGTCGGCGTCGGCGAACAAGGCACGACCACGCTTCTCTCTGGTGCCGTGGATGACGCTGAAGCGCAGATGCTTAGTGTGAGTCCACTTGCGTGCTTCACGTGCCCACACCGCTTGTATGACCCGCAGAGGACCGAAGATCAGAGTCTTCTGCACCTGACCACTGCGCATCCTGTCGACCAGGGTGGTGAGCGTGATCGGCGTCTTACCTAATCCCATTTGAAGCCACAGCATTGAGTCGTCGTGCTGCAGCTGGTGCATGACACATTCGCGCTGGTAGTCGTGGAGCTGCTGGGGTGTGAGTAGGTTGTTAGTCACTGTGTAGTTCACCGTGAAAATACATGATAGAGTAGAGTTGAGTGTATGAATTAATGGTGATGCCTGGTTTGCCTTGTTGCTTATATCTGACAATCCATCCACGCACTCTTCGCTGAATTGTAACCTGAGTACGAGTACCCTTGATGTGAGGTTGCACGATGTGCCGACCGTGAACGAAGCATACAGTCTTATCATACAGTCGACCCATCACACGTCGCCTGACAGCAGGGTCGGCACGATTCCCTAGTATCCTGTCAAACCTGCGCCAGCTTTCGATAGTCATAAATCACCTCCCATCACCTTGACCATCACAGCTATCAGAAGATCAACCTGAACTTCACCGTAGACGATCGTCGCCCTGAACCCCAGTTTCGTCATTCGAGTGCGCTCACGGGACTGCGGTCCTGACTCATCGCCGTCAATAGTCTTCACCTCGACAAGCCACAGCAGCCCACCAGGGAGGAAGCAGAGCCGATCAGCAACACCGTCGTGACCAGGGCTGACGAACTTCCGAGTCTCACCACCCAGTAGCTTGACCTGGTCGTCGAGGTACCGCTCGACTTTGTTCTCACGGACGCCCATTACATAAACTCCTTGAGTCTCTGCATTAGTTCAGGGTTCAACTCAGCCCACGAATACGGGTTGTGCTGGTTGACGTTCTGTGAGTCACGACACTTCATGAACATCTCACGCAGCAGGTGTTCGGCACGAGTCTCACGATTGTAATCTTTGTCGACGATCTCTCTACGTGCAGCGACGATGCAGTTGCTGAGTCGATTGCGGATCTGTGTCTCAGCAATTTCATCAACGAATAGTTCAAGATCGAGGAGTTTTTTCAGTATTGATTCCCGCAATGCTTTTTGTGATTCGATCATGCGCCACTACCCCCGAAGCCACCTTCACCGCGGTCAGTCACAACACTGTACGCAGCCGTTTCACCAATCGTCGGTGTGATGTACGCCTCAAGGATCAGCTGAGCGATGCGGTCACCTTTCGCAAGATGCACTTTCCACTGACCGTGGTTGATCAGCGGCACCTTGATCTCCCCCTGGTAGTCGGCATCGATCACACCTGCAAGCACGTCGATGCCAAGCTTCACCGCCAGACCTGAGCGAGGTGCAACGCGACCATAGACATCTGAGTAGCCGCTGGTGTCCCATGACCACCCAGTGCTGACCAGATGCCGTTCGCCGGGCAGGATCGTGACATCTTCAGCGGTGTGCAGATCCAGACCAGCTGAACGCGGTGTTGCCCTGTTAGGCAGTGGCAGGTCGTGGTCGAATGTGCGGATAAAATTAATCATGACTGATGCTCCGACGCGTAGTATTTGATTTCACACCCGTATACAAGGGTCAACTGCTCAGTGTCGTCGATCTGCCAAACTGAACCCTTGTTCAAATTACAGACCCAAATAGTATCACCTGTCGTGGGGCGAAATGCGGCATCGCCGTCAGCAGTTCGGTGCGAAGGTGCCCCAGTGCGCATGTGCAGCGAACCGTGTCGCTCAAACATATCACCGATCTTCACATCAGATGCTTTGATCGTCGGGGCTTTTCTGTTGCGATCTATTTTAAAGTTCTTATCCTTAGCCATCATCGTCACCTTGTTTATCAGAGTTTCATCAACTGTAGAACATTGTCCCACATCAGTCAAGCAATGGTTTCACCAGCTTCTCAGCTTCCTTGATGTACCATTCGAAGTTCACCCCAGTTGCGAATCGACCGTGGTTCTCAAGGTTGTTGCAGATCTGCACAGACCAGCCGGTGTTGATCCCCATCCGACGCTCTTCATACACTGACTGATTCTTGGTGTGCACCCGCTCATCCCACACACCCGGACCCACCTCAGCCATGACACCATCGAAGTGTGCATCGGTCAGCTTGTTGGCACGCTTGAACTCACCCATCGGACCGCCTGCAGGCATCACCTTCTCAAGTGGTCGACCCTCAGTGCTGATGTAGTAGCGCACAATGTTGCTGACCTGCTCACCACCCCACTCAAGCGATGAGCTGCGGGGTACCTTGGTGCGCAGAAAGAAGTCGAAGATGTCGTCATGATTGGTGATGAACTCACGGATGTCTTCACCCCGGACCAGTGCAGCTTCAGCAGCTTTGGCAACGACCAGGGCGCTGTGGTTCTGATGCCACCCAAGATCATACTCATATGTGCCTTTGCGCTTCACGTCACCACCGACGTACTCAGCGATGTAGTTGTTCACGTCACGCACCATGAAGCGACTGTACTCAGCATCCTCCAACTCAAGCCTGGTGACCTGTTCCCACCATCGGCAGACACTGTGCACCCACTCCTTGTGAGCACGCGGGTACCGGATCGTCAGACCGTCTGTGTTGATCTGCACCATGCTCAGCTCAGCCAGCTTCATCAGCTGCTCAGCCAACATGCACAGCAGCAGCTGACCGTTGATGGTGATCGACATGGTGTATTGAGGGTCGAAGAAAGGGCTGTACTGGTTGTTGCTGTCACCGTAGACACCGTTCAGCGCCAGCTTCAGCATCGCGTTCTCAGCGGTGCCTTTCGCGTAACCCTTGCGCTGCTCGTACACGTCTTTGTAAATGGCGCAGAATGTTTCACCGAGGTGCGCCGGGTACAGTCCGTTGGCGATCGCAATGTTCGGGTAGTAGCTGGCGACATCCCAGTCTTCAATGACCCAATAATCATCAGAGTGGACAACTTGAGACTCAACTGAACCGTGAATGCCGCCGGTGCCGAAGTCGAACTGGAACCCGTCAATAGTGCAGTTCACATCTTTGATCGACCCTTTCGTTTCGGTGATCACCTGTGACTTGAACCAGATCAGGATGCGCTGGAACTCAGGGTGCTCGAACGTGACGCACGGCAGGATGATCTCAGCCATGTCGATTCGTTCACGTATTGTCTGCACCATCTTGCGTTTGCCGTCGACCTGCTTGTAACAGCAACCAGGGTTGACCTCTTCCAGCTTCATGATGAAGTAGTCTTTGCCGATCTTTGTGTCATTGTGGTTGAGGAAGTTCTTGCCATACTTCACGGTCAGCTCTTCACGGAAGCGGATCTGATCAGCAGTCTCATCGCAGAACAGATCGGTCGCGTCGATGTCGTGCCACATGTAGTCAGCCAGCACCTGAATCTGATCATCGGTGAGCACGGTGCCGACAGGGAACGGCAGATCTTCAATGTTGCTCATCCGCATATTGAACTCGAGCACCTTCAGACTGGTGGCCTTTGCCATGTTGTCGAAGTGGTGGATCTTAAACAGGTCCAGCTGAGGCACCAGCCAATCAGACTCCCACACCATGCTGGCAAAGCGTGCGTTGTGGGGTGCATTGATGATCGACATCGCCTTGTTGTAGATGTCGGTGTAGGTGATGCCGACGTGCTGGTTCTTGTGGATGAAGTGGATCACCGGGTAATCGAATCCAATGTTGTTGAACCCGACCATGCGAACTTTGTGCTGACTCAGGATGTCGAGGAACACACAGAACAGGTGGATGTCATTGCGGCGGGTGCTGATCTCGAAGTACCACTTGCGCCTGGTCGTGCGATGCAGCAGACCGATCGTGAAAGCGTTTGGGAAAGTCTCGATATCATAATCAATGTCACCGTCAGTGACGCCGAACAGGAAGTCAGGGTTGGTCATAGTCACACCGAGTAGTAGAGGATGACTGCAATCACGGTTTTGATGAGCAGGTCAATGCTTTCGTACAGTGTCATATCCATCAGTCGTCACCTCATTATCATTTTGGAGTGTGGCTGGTGTTGATCCCCAGCTTGACTGACACCCTTCCTGGGAGAATAGGGTTTTGTCAGTCGCTTTCTAAATCTCCCATCGCAGAACACGTCAACCCGTGTGTTCACACTTCAAAATGACAGTCGTTTCGGGAGACAGGTGACCAGCCTGCAAACTCACACTGCTGTAACAGTGCGCTCTCGGGGTGGGTTGCTAGTGCCGATACCGCTGATGAGGTTGTGGTTCCAGCTTCATCACAGTGCTTCGCACATGAACCGTATCATGCCTGATGCCAGTCCAGGTGTTCAGTCGGTGCTGGTTGCGACGGTCGCGCTTGGCCTGAACTGCTGCCATGATGACAGGATTAGGCACCAGGGGTTGACGAACGCGATGCAGTCGTGGTTGCAGGGGGTGACCCATCATGCCTGCGATTGCTAGTGCTAATTGTCTACGCATAATCATTCTCCGACAGTGAGCTAGGCCGGGTGTGACCCCGGCACGTTTGATTAAACGAACGAGGGTGCGATCGCCAGACCCTTCTCGATCAGCAACGCATCAGTCCAGCCGGGTGTCGCCATGTACGACTCATAGGTCACACCACCTGCTGCTGCTGTCATGATCAGTGCCACAGGAGCAACGGGAGCAACAGGCGCAACAGGAGCAACAGGAGCAACAGGAGCAACAGGAGCAACAGGAGCAACAGGAGCAACAGGAGCAACAGGAGCAACAGGAGCAACAGGAGCAACAGGAGCAGCAACAGGAGCAGCAACAGGAGCGTTCGGGGCTGCAGGGGGTGCTGTGGCAGTCGCACCCACAGCGGCGAACATCTGCTCAGTGCTGGGCTTACCGTCGAGTCGACCGAACTGACCCAGCTCACCCGTGCTCATCACACCGTTCAGCCAACCACCGACACCCCCAGTGCCCTTGGTGTAGCCGCTGATGCCAGCGCTGACATGCACCATCATACCGCTGTAGACCGCAGCAGGGTCGATGATCGCCTGACGGGACATGTCGACCACAGCAGGGCGATCGTCAGCCTTTGCTGAGCAGGTGAACGCATACCAGCCGACTAAGCGGGGGTCATAGTATTCTTTGTCGGGTGTGATCTTTTTCTCGTACAGATCGAAGCACAGGTTGGCGTTCGCAGGCATACCAGACGGGAACGTGTTCGCTTTTGCGGTGTTGACTTCAGCCAGCAGAGCAGCGATCTGTGGATCGGTCGGCGGAATCAACACCAACGCTCCGAACTTGGGATCACCGCCAGCCTTGGGAACTTTTGCGGTGAACAGGTCACCGAACGATAAAATACCAGAGATTAATGGCATGTTTTGTCACCTCTAAAAGAATGAAACTTCAGCAGCAGGTGCGGCTTCGGTCGGGGTTTTTGGAACATCTGCGAACATCATATCAACTGTGGAACTTTGTGCAACATCTTTTTCCACTTTCGGTTGATGATCACGACTGACTTTCTGCAGTGACGACTTGCCAGCTTTAACAGCAATGTAGTCACGCTCAATCTTGGACTTCTGATCAGCGGTCAGCACGTCGTCTGGCAGCTTCATCACCTGTGCGGGGCTGATCAACTTAGTGGGGAAGATGTCAGCCTTCTTGACCCGACGTGCCTTCAGCATCTTCTCGATGGCTGCTTCGTCGCCCACCCACACCTTCGCGTTCTTGCCGGGCAGCATTCCGTAACCAGGCACAGTCTCCCCCTGCTCGATGCGCTCTTCGATCTCGGTCTTGACCTTGCCGAACGCAGCCATCAAGCCTGCTTCAGCGTCAGCCAGCTCACCGAGTTGATCAACGGTGAGAGACTTGGGGTCAGCCACCGCCTTCTGGATGTACTCGAACAGGTGCTGATTACCACCGTCGCTCACAATCAGATCTTTATCACTCATGGACTCCACCACTCTCAAACTTTTCTCAGCGTCAGCAGTACAGTGACCGCCTCGCTTCGGGTTAGCTTTACACCACTGGCAGTGCTTGCCGGGGATGCACGGTGCATCAGGGTCATCGGTTGCGACAGCAGCGACCGCCATGCCTTCAGCAGCACTGATCACCGACTGCACCATGATGCCGTCTTCGGGTCGCGTGGTGCACTGGTACCGGATAACCGGGTTGGTTTTTGGCTGCACGATCGTCATGCGAACATGGCCGGGCATCACCCCTGACTTCGGCATCTTACCGCGCAGATAGCTGATCAGCTGGGTGTTGTCCCTCTCGCCGACATAGCCGCGACCGTCTTTGTAGTCGCACACCTCAAGGAAGTAGATGAACCCAGTCTCGGGGTTGAACGCGGTGATCGTGATGTCACACGTACCCCACCAGTCATCTCGACCAAAATACTCACCAGGGTTGGACCGACACTCAGCTTCGACGGTCACCTCACAGCGGGGGAACTGCTGCTTCAGCTCACCAACGCGGCGGGTGACATAGTCCAGGCACATCTGCACCCGCTTGATGCGGTCAGGGGCAACCAGCCAGCCGTTCGGACTGTCCTTATGATTAGCACCGATGATCTGCTGATCGTACTGGATCGCAGGCACATTGTTGATCATGCACATCTCAAGCAGCAGGTGTGACCCGGTGCCGTCGATAGCTGCTTCACCTGCGACGTCCTGGTACCTCGCCTCTTCACGAACAGAGCCGGGGCAGTGCGGCCATCGTTTATTGCTGGGCCCGAGTCGTGCGTGACCCTCACTCACGCTGAAATCGCTTTGACGGTGGTCATCAGTGTCGCTTGCTGCTCAGCAGTCAGCCCGACAACGCTGGTGATGCCCATCTGACCCATCACGGCATCGATCGGTGTGCGACCTTGGTTGATCCGGGTCATCTCAGCAACCAGAGCCGTGTTGAACTCTTCCGGCGTCATCAGGACAGCAGCAGGTGCCGTAATAGGGGTTGCCGTAGAGCCAACCGCTGCCGTCACAGGAGCACCAGGTGCGAGGGGAGCAGGAGCAGCAGGAGCAGGAGCAGGAGCAGGAGCAGCAAGAGAAACCTGCACCATCGAAGCGTTGTCGCCTTCGGGAGTCTTATAAGTCCCACTCTGTGACGCCAGCAGTGCGGCAGTCATCGCTTCAAGTGCTGTGGTGTTTTTCTTCAGTTCATTTTCGAGGCTCATTTTGTGTTTCCTTCTAATTGATAACCAGATTCAAATGCTACAGCGGGTGAGAACGACTTATAACCGCCTTTGTAGACGACGTAATATCCACCCGGTTGAGGGTCATGCTTTGCTATGTATTCACCGGTGACAAGCACTGCCGCGAAACCTTTGTCTTCGACGACGAGCAATGCGGAGCTGTCTTCAGGATTGGTGACAACATCCTTGATCTTCAACGCCCACACCTGTTTGTGACAGGTGTAGCGCGGCATCTCCATAGCAACGTTATTTTCCAGTGACATATAGTTCCCCAAGTTCTTCGGTTGCGATGATTCGCAGGTTGCCTTCGTTAAACGAAGCGATCATTTCACGCAGCAGCATCTGGTAAGGTTTACCAGTTACCCGCAGTGACTTCTTTTTGAAAATCTCCAGCTCTTTTGAGTCAACCCGACACCGCAGGTTGTCATCAAGGTTGCTGGACTGTTCTTCGGCGTCGGTTGCCATGTTAGTTTTCCTCGGTTCAGTTAGCTTCTACGTACAAACCCGCAGTTAAGCGGGTTTGACGATCGAGTTGCTGGTTGGGGTATTAACTGTGCATGATTTTATCCTCAGTTGGTTGGCGTGCGTTTCTTCCGGTTTGGGATTCCATCTTAGTTCCACAATTACATTCATGTCAACAGTATTGTTTGACTTTGTTCTACAAGGGTCATACTCTGCAGGCTGACAGAAAGTGGTCGTCGGAGTAAGATAGAAAGTTCCCACGACGTATAACAGATCCAAATGGTGACGGTGACATGGTGACAAATGATGAGTTCTTACGCGCAATATTCGGTGTCGACGCACCCTTCGCACACGTCACAGACTTCCCTTATGACCCCGGCAACATCCCGAAAGACAAGCACCTGATCGCATGGAAGGGTGACTACCACAGCCGCTATCGACTGCAGCCAAACCATAACCAGTATTTTACTATCTCAGCGTTCTACTGTGACGACCAGTCGCAGGCTCGACGACGCAAGGCACTCTTCCGTTACACCCCGTGCATCGTGCTGGATGACGTGAAAGAAAAGCTGTCGATGACTGAGGTGGAGAAGCTGCCGCAACCGTCGTGGGTGCTTGAGTCGTCAGCAGGCAGTGAGCAGTGGGGGTACATTCTCGACACACCATGCACCGATCGTGGTCGGGTTGAGAACCTGCTTGACGGTCTGGTGGCGAACGGTCTGGCTCCTGACGGGAAAGATCCAGGCATGAAGGGGGTGACCCGGTACCTGCGGTTGCCTGAAGGCGTGAACAACAAGGCATCGAAGCTGGTCAACGGTCAGCCGTTCGACTGCAGGATGATGCTGTGGGAACCCACACGACGGGTGACGATGGAGCAGCTTGCAGCACCGTTCGCGGTGGACCTTGATGCAGTGCGTCGTGAGTCCAGGGTAGACGGCGCCGCTGCAGTGAGCGACCACCCGCTGATCAACATCCCCGATATCATTCACATTAAAGAGGTACGCAGCGATGGACGCTTTGATATTACATGCCCTTGGGTTCATGAGCACACGGGTGCTGACGATTCAGGCTCAGCGATCTTTACAAACGATGACGGTTCGATGGGCTTCAAATGTCACCACGGTAATTGTCAGTCAAAAACCGGGGCCGAATTACTTCGACACATTGATGCAAAGTCGCCCGGTTTTGCTGGCAGCCTGAAGAACTGGCAGATCATGCGCAGCTTCGACGTGGCGGCACCAGCTCCTGAAGTTAACTTCATGTTCGCAACCGGTCACGTCAACCCCCTCAACGCAGCCTCAACCGACCGTCGATATGCGGTGATCGAAGACATCAGCTTCATGACTCCCGTGATGCCGGCAGCGGTGACCCCCGCACCGCAGCAACCCGTCGCAGCAGAGCCAGCGGCACCCACCACTGACGCGATCCAGTACCTGTGTGACATGCTGCGTCGTGAGATCCCATCGACGGCTGAAGCGCGGTTGGCGGCGGGGAACATGTTGAAGCACGTCGATGACATACCCAAGATGGATCAGAAGCACTGGCACGAACAGGTCTGTGACATCATGCGGTGGAGCAAGGCCGACTTCAGGGACATCATCAAGGATCTGCGTCAAGACTGGTACGCTGACAAGGTCCAGGCTGCTGACTTCTATGACAACGTGGTGTTCGTCAAGGAGCTGAACCAGTTCTACGATCTGAAGTCGCGCATCTTTTTCAGCACCGAGGCATTCCAAAATTCGTTTGCACATGAGGATGCTGAGGCACGCAAGGTCGCGCTGCAGGATGGCCGGGTGCGCAAGGTCGATAAGCTGGACTATGCACCGAAACAGCCGCAGGTGTTCCTCGAAGGTCACACCATGTATGGCAACATGTGGAGCGATGCCGATCAGCCGAAAGGCACCCACGGCGACGTGACTCGGTGGCGCGACCACTTTGATGCACTTGGGTGGGGTGAGCAGCGACAGCACGTAGAGCAGTGGATGGCGTACACCCTGCGGTACCCTGAGCACAAGATCAACCACATGCTGCTGTTCGGGTCCGGTGAGGGCTGCGGCAAGGACTATCTGCTGTACCCACTGATCAAAGGCATGGGTGAGAACGGCACCGTCATCAGCGGTGAGGAACTGCTTGAGGGGTTCAACGACTATGTGCTGAGCACCAAGTACCTGCACATCAACGAGACTGAGCTGGGTGACCGGCGTGAAGCGATGCAGGTCAGCAACAAGCTGAAGCCGATCGCCGCTGCACCACCGGAAAAGATCGGGGTCAACCAGAAGAACGTCAAACGCATCCAGGTGCGCAACATCATCAACGGCACCATGACCACCAACAGTCAGTTACCCTTGCGGCTGAACGGACCCAGTCGACGGTTCTATGCACTGTGGTCCGGCATGAACCCGCGTGATGAGAATGGTCAGATGCGGCAGGACTGGCTCGACTACTGGGAAGACCGGTGGACGTGGATGAAAGGCGGCGGGTGGCTGAACGTGCTGCACTATTTGTATAACGAGGTCAGCCTGGTCGGGTTCAATCCCAACGAAGCACCACCTGTCACCGAGTTCCTGCGTGAGATCCAAGAGGCGTCGAAGTCACCGCTGCAGCAGACTGTTGAAGCGTTCATCAAGAGTCAGGTGGGCATGTTCCGCTGCGACCTGATGACGTCCAAGGACATGAGTGACACCCTGCGTGCTGAAGGCGCGTTCGGGTCATCTGACATGTATGTCGATGTGAAGGTCTGCACACCGGTGAATGTCGGTCGTGCAATGGGGTCATCGACGCAGATCCTGCAGATGCGCAGCTCATCAGCCAGACTGTACGTGGTGCGGAGCGTCGAGAAGTATCAGGCGATGGGGGCAACCGACCTGCATCGTGAGTATGAACGCCAGGTCGCAGCCGCACGTGGCGCAGCTCCTTTGACAGTGGTGAAATAGATGCCTTTATACAGAGCAGATTCAACCCTTGAGTTATACACCAAAGCATTCAACTTAAAAACTAAGGATCTTGAAGACCAGGAAGAGTGCAGTCCCAGCTGCAGATCGCATGTAACTCACCGTTGTGAAAAGTGTGCACGCTATGCCGCAAGAGGCACAGCAACAGTATTTGTTCCGAAATCTAGTTGACGTGTGGAACAATGTGACACTATACTCAGTGAGACATTAATTAATTGAGGTGACTGAACGTGAAAACTCTGCAAGAACTGGTCGACCTGTTCGACGGTTGTGATCAAGACGTCATCGCGGTTCGCCGTGAATCACTGGTGCAAGCGGTGCGGCAGCTGGGTGAACAGCAAGCGATGATGACCGCGTTCAGGCACGCAGCGAACAGCATCGGCCTAGCAACTGGTGTGATCGCTCAGCACGTCGATCACGATGAGGCTGCGAAGTCGGTCGCCGGTGACCACTACTTCCTTGAGCAGATCGCTGAGTCTGAGCTGCGGTACAAGCGGTTGGAGGCTGACTACGCTGAGATCCAGCAGATTCGTGACGTAGAGCTATCCCACATTTATCGGTTGCGAAAAGCTGTTGAAGAACGTTCTGAGCCTCACATGGATTATTTGACTTCACTTGGTTGTACTGGTCAGGAGTTACTCAACGAAACCCCCGAGCAATCATTCGACCACGTGAGAACTGAGTCGTTTCTTGATGGGTTATTCTATTGCCAGGACGACATGTACTATCAAGATCACGACGATGATGGGAATCTGAAGGAAGATACTGACAGCTACGACACGCTGCAGAAGCACCTGCGCGGGGAAGAGCTGTGAAATGCCCCAAGCACACCACCGGTGGTGGTCCCTGCTACTGCGGCAAGGTGGGGGAAGCACCGGTATATGACAAGGGGTTGCGTGAGTACACCCTGAACACTGCTGCCGGCAACCGGATCGTGCAGATCTCCAAGACACTGACCGAGGCGCTGCACATGAGTGGTGACCCTGACGTGGTCAGCTGTGTGTCGAAGCCGTGGGGTCCATCGTGCAACCGTGAGTGCGTCGGTTGTGAAGGTAATGAAGATTGTCAGATTAAGCGGTCGCTACTGTGAGCGTGCTGGACTTGGGGCTGGTGGTTGCCGCTGTCATAGCGGTGCCGGTCGGCCTGGTCGTGATGCTCTTGATTGACGGGATGCTTATCACTGAGCGTGACTTGGAGGATTATTATGGCGAAGAGTGACGACTGTCAGGCGCGGTACCAGTACGGCAACGGGCTCGATCAGCACGTCTGTGTGCGCTGCGGCTACTACTGGGACCGGGGTGATGATGCACCGGTGTGCAAGACGAACGAGCAGCTGGGTCGTGAGACTCTGGACAAACTGAGACTCGATCTGAAACTGTCTGCTCACTGTGAGCACGGTCGACCGATGGATTGCTATTGTCAACCATGTGGTCGCATTAATGGAGTTGAGTGAAAATGGGGATGGCAATAGTTGAACAAGACCCTAAACCCGCGTGCCGTTTCGGTAATACTACGGTGGCACAACCACTGAAGTGCCCCTGCAATGCGTGTGTTGTAGTCAGAGAGCTGGAGGCAGAGCGTGACCAATTCAGCGTCGATGCTGGTCGGTATCGATACCTTCGCTCAACAGCGATACTGCAACATCGTAACGGACCAGGGTTGTACTGGTATCTTTCACGCGGTGGTCGGGGTGCAACTGTCGAGGAACGCCTTGACAACTCTATCGACAGCAACCTCAAGGCGAAGGGTCATGACCACTGAAGCATATCAACAAGGCGCTGCTGCACGTCGCAGTGGTGACCCTGAACCTAACTGCCCCTTTGCACCAGGTACCACTGAGTACGCTGACTTTGCACTGGGGTTCGTTGAAGCTGCACCACTGATGGTGCCGGGAGAATAGTGATGAGTGAACATGAGCCTTGGCGACCTGGCAAATCTGTCATCACTTCAGAATCAATTGCGTTGATTGGCACTAATGACGAGTTGGACTTACGCAAGCTGCCTGAATCGACAGTGATGGCTAATATGCACATCAAGAAGATGATGGGGAAACCACTGTGGGGAAATTAGCAATGAAAGGTGAGATCACGGTCTGCACTGATACGTCGAAGCGGTGTGAGCGTTGCAAGCATTCGGCGACACGTGACGAGGTGCTGTTCCTGCGCTGCTCGGCGCATAAATGTAGCGTTCACGGAAATGAAACCTGTGACAACTTTGAGAAGGTGGTGAAATGAAATTTAAAGCATTAAATGATCTGGAATTGTTCGAGCTTATTGTCGCGGCTTACCCTGATAAGTTTGATGAAAACGCTGACGGCTGCATATGGGATGAAGTATTAGAGTTTGCAGAAAATCTGCAAGGCTTTGTCGATTTAACCGAATTGTTAGGTCGTGTGGTAATGCTGACACACCCAATGGTATCTCCAATTTCAGGCGGTGTTTCTCACGTGCTCGGCAAGGTTCTGATCAGTAGTGGAAGCATATCCATGACTGCTGCGGTCAAGCGGGGTGTGAAGCGCAGTGAGGACGAGGCGCGACAGGAAAGTGAAGCACAAGCTGAGGGTCGTATTGACTGCCATGTGATCGAAGCACAGTGTGATCATTACTCATATCAGTGCGACTCGAATGGTGAAGTTGCTATCTCACACTGCACGCATCCTGACAACCCCAGTGACTATGAAGGTAACTGCACGCACGCGAAGTGTCCGAAGACTGACGAACAGTCGTGATCCAGACACTGTTCGAGCGCGTCAAGCAGCTACGGTGCCAGATGCTGATCCACAGCTATATCTACTACCAGCTGAATGACAACCTCATCACCGATCACCAGTTCGATGAGCGTGCGGCTGAGCTGGCGCGACTGCATCAGCAGCTGTTCATGCCAATCGGTTGGTATGACGATGCGTTCGTTGACTGGACTGGTGCATCAGGTGCGTTCCTGCATTTCGATCACTGGGTGGTGGACAAGGCTAATTATTTACTCAGTACAAGAGGAGGTTTCAGATGAGCAAACCAACAAGACAAGAACTACTGAATTTGTTGAATTCCTACGGGTCGGCGCAGAATGTCGCTACCCGCCTGCAGACCACTAAACCCACAGTAAGGGGGTGGATGGTGAAATATGACATCAAGACCCTTCGAATTTATGAGTAAGCGATCAACTAAAGTGTGTCCGAAGTGTGGCAACACGCACCTGGTGATGCTGATGACGATGAACGAAAAGCGCTGCACCGATTGTGGTGCGGTAATCAAGTGGACTAAAGAGAAAGGTGAGAGTGACTATTATGCATAATCAAAAACGTAAACCGTTAGTCACAGGCGATCGCGTGTCCTTTAAAGGCAACTTGTGGACCGTGGCGAGAGAGTCAAACGGAATGGTGCAGATGGGTCGCGACGGTCAACGTCGTGTCGTGAAGGTCGATAAGGTGACTCTTGAGAGGGCAGCACGATGACATATGTTGCAGGATTCCGAGTAGTAGTGACTCCCAGTGCAGTGACGATAAAACTCCTTAACGCTAACGAGCTGTACAGCGTGAGGGGTGGGCTCGGCGTGTTTAGCAACACCGAACTTCTGATCGAGGAGGTGTGCAAGATCATCCGTGAAAAGCGTGGTGAGATGCCTGCGCCTGCTACAACTCAGGAGATCGCTGACCTGCCACAGGCACCTGTTTATGATCCGAACGCGGCGACTGACGTTGCACCGGTCGTCGACAAAGTCTTCATGGGTGGTGAGCGCACAAAGTACCATCGTGCTATCGGGGTGGTGGGGTGCGAGTGCGGCAAACGAACCCGTGTGTGGGCTGATGTCTATGATGTGTTGGGTGCCTTCACGGGTCACTACACTGCGCGCATCAAGCCGATAGTCGACCATCTGCTCAAGAAGCTGTTGGCCGGCGGTGAGCGGGGTCACAAGGATCTGCGGCAGGACATGGTGGACGTGCATGACAGTGCTCAACGTGCGATTGATACTATTGATGAGTGGGTGTGATTATGGATTTTGCAAAGATATTCAGAACAGAAGAAACCGGTCAGATACTGGTGGTGATCGACGAAGGTGATGCCGGACCCGAGGTGAAGTTTTCGTTTGTACCGGTGGGTTTGGGTGTCTGCAGCCTGGCGGTCAAGTTCGACGGTGACACTGCATGGGATAGTGCGCAGGAGCTGTTCGACTCGGTTGACAAGGTGCGCGCTATCGAAATGATTCAGCCGTCGCTGAACATGCTCAAAGATGGCTGACCCTAACCACCACAACACGACGAGCCGCTTCATTGCGGCTTTTTTGTGTCTGATGCTTGACCTGTGGAACAATGTGGCACTATACTGGGATCAACTTCACAGGAGAACGGACATGGCAACTCAGATCAGCAAGCAGTTTTTCAAGGACACAATCAAGAAGATTGGTCGCAGCTGGGGTGCATCTTATCTGGTTGGAAACGACTTCACTGAATTGAAGGGGTTCAGCGGTGATGAGATGGTTGTCGCGTTCGCGTTCCAAAAAGCCTTGAGGTACTGGATGCAACACGGTGAAGGTCATATCACTCCGAACAAATTAGCAAACGCTCGGTCAACAGCTTACCGGGGGCTGTGCAAGCCAGCACCGAAAATTACAGTCGACCCATGCACACGTTGTAATGGTACAGGCATGATGCCTTTCAAACATGTTGAGAAGGGTGTGTGCTTCAAATGCGGTGGCACTGGTAAAAATAAATAACTACTGCAGCCGCCTTCGGGCGGTTTCTCTTACAAGGTGACTTATGAACATCCGCAACCCAGCCCCGAAGCAGCGCGAAGTCGAGCAAGAATACGGTGAGCCGTTCGTCGATGTGCTCACCGGTTTCGCGGATATGGGCTACGGCATCGACACGACTGCCCGGGTGCTTGGGTACGACACCAGGGGCTTCAGGAGGCTGCTGCAGCGTCACACCGAGTGGGTGATAGGTTGGCCGGCGCTGCGTGA